ATCTGGGCTATTCTGGAGACGCTGAACGAATGTATTTTGTTTGAATTGTGGGTCTAGAGTAGGTAGAGCGTGACAATCCTTGACAATATAATATAGATCCGCAATATCAGAATACCACCGAGTATCGAATTTTTGGCGGCCAGTTTCATCAAATAGTAGATTATGTTCGTTCTTATTTTCAGCGATAGGATACTTTTCAATCTCCTCCACAAATCCGGTCATATCGCTCATGAAATTCGAAATGATTACAATTCCTCGTTCATCAAACTCTTTAGAATATAAAGTTTTGTATCCATGTTTCGCTCTGCGTTGTTGTTGAGCTTCATACGCTCTTTCAGCTCGTTCAATATGCATATCAGGAACGAATCCTTGTAGCTTGTCTGCAGATTTAGCAGAGCTCTTGAATATACTCTCAAGTTCTTTTATCTTCATAGCAACACCTCAAATAATAGACACATTCGGACAGAATTTCATGGCCTCTCTGAGGAATAGGAAATCTCCAGCAGATGCAGGATACTCTCCATCACACATATCTTCATTCATAAAGATCATTTTCTTGGTCGGATTAAACACAAGCATGCTCATGATGAATGCAGATGGAGCAGCATAGATGATAGGAGAATTATACATATCGATCCAGTCATCAATATCCAATTCGTTTTTGCTGATCTGATGATCTGGAGATACGCTTTTGGCTTTCTCTTTATCATCTGTGTATATCATCGCGTTAGATCCAGCCATAGCTAGAAGTTTTCTGCAAGATTCAACAGATGCTACATTTTTATCGTTTCCTCTGATATGAACTGCAACAGATTTACCATCAGAGAATGGGAAGATGTTCTCGATCATATCTGTTCTGGGAACAAGAAACTTGAATATGTTTTCTCTGTTCTCAAATATAGAAGTTGCTGCACCCTCAACCCAATATGGCGTTTTCTCTTTGCAATCTATATCTACAACTCTGCATCTAGCATCAAATACGTGATGGAGTTTATTGGATAATCTATCAGACGAAAGAACTTCAGTCTTTTCATTGTTGATACAGATAACACAATCGTCTGGATCTTTATCAGACTCTTTAGATAATCCTACTGCTACTTGAAGAATCTGAACACCCATTAATCCTCTTACATGGATTCTGCTCATTTGGCAAACAGATCAAGTTGTTGTGCAAATATAGCTGGGCGAGGAGTATTATTTTGCATTACAGTAAGAATATTTTTGATCTGTTCCATCTCATCAAATGTTAGACGCACACTAGCGTCTTTGGTAGCTACATCTAGTTTATGTATTAGAGTAGAGACATCCACAGGCAGTAGTTTCTGTATATCAGATCTTTTATTATTCATGATTAATCCCTTAGTGAGTGTCCATGATGTAAAACTGAATATCTTCTGAGATATGGCGTGGCATGACTTGTGCTATTTTATCCAATAGCTCAAAGTTTCTGCATTTTTTTGAGAGGAGAGAAGCGCATGCAACCAACACGAGATCAGTGTTTCGTTCAGCCATAAACTGAACGATCTTATCACCTTTAGTGATGTGGAATTTATACAGAAGACTTTCTGCATACTCTCCGATCTCATCTACGATCAGTTTTCGATCTGCATCAATCTCATTATATACGTTTTGGTATTTGCATACATTTATTACATCTTCTGAGCAAATCCAATGACGAAGGATTTCTGCTGGTTTATCGTATGTTCTGTAGATGTGTTCACTTACTTTATCTGATAGCATATTTTATTCACAAAGTGATTGGCTTTTTTTTCACCTTCAAAAAAGCCAATTCGAGTTTCCTCAGTTATAGAATTGAGCATAACGACTAATATATGCCCCTTCATTATAGAACAACGAACGAACCAATCTTCTACAAGAACTGTATCTAATGAGTGGATTGGAAGTTTAGCTGTTTTCATAATGTTATTTATTAACTCAATTTCATATCAACCGAAGAACTCATCTAAGTCTGAGGCTGTTTGAAAATGATCTTCGAATATCTTTCTACCATTTCTAGGTATGGCTGGATCGTGATTCGTTTTTATTCTAAGTTCAGTAAGATATCCCGTTTTCTTACCTATGGCTAAATCGATGTAATGTTGTGCGATCACTTTTTGATCAAATTGTTCAATCAATTCATAGTTATTTTGTTGCATCTGTTTATAATCAGCTTCAGACATATCACAAAAGTTAGAGATCGCTTCGCCATATTGTTTCGGTGTATAATCTTTCTTCAACATGCAATAGTGAGTGCCAGCCTTTAAAACAGCACCGATACCCTCTGCATTGTTGGAAACTCCGAAATTAACTGCAATGGGCACAGTGCCAATGCGCATTGCATCAATGACTACTCTATTGAAATGCTCACCAAAAGTGTTAGACCAAGAAGGATCAACAAGAAATTTACAAGTTGCAAGAATTTTATCACGCTTTGCTCCAGAGATAAAACCAAGATATTTAAAATTGCCAGATGTTTCTGCATTTTCCCAGATACGTTTTCCCTGACGTTTTTCAGTTACATTTGGATCATACTGAGATGTAGCATAATATTCTTCTTTACACTTATCCTTCGACATCATATAAGCAGCTTCGATACCAGCGCCACCAACAAGAGTTTCGACTTCAGGCATGTAAGGCACAGCACGAATCAAATCATCGACACGTTTCCAACGCTTGAATGTTTGAATAGATAGGATTTTCTTCTCACGTTGAGCATAAGATGGTGTTTCAGGAATACCAGAGATATCCTGTGGATTTAAAATTAAAGCACGAGGAACATCCATAAAATCAGCTGAATCATAAGCAGCCGGATGCACACACGCGAGACCTGTAAAATATTTCTCATATATCTGAATCCATGGATACATTTTCTTCAGATTCGCATCGTGAATGATTGGAATTTGTTTAGCTGTTACCTTCTCGATCATAGGCAACCACTCTAATGATTTTTCAGTGTCTTTGTTTTTAAAACCAAAAATAGACTGCCAAATGATCAAATCGTGTTTGTTGGCATCTTCAACAAATTTATCAATAGATTCTTTGACTTTATAAGAATAATATGGCGCAATCCAACCAAGGCCTTGATGAACTGGATAGCCAGTTCCAATACCAATTTCATAACCTTCCTTCAAGTCGATTGGAATTTCAACAGGACGAACTGCTTTATTACCTTTAAGATATGCAAAAGTTACTTCATGACCAAGTTCTTTCAATCCTGCTATAAGATGCTCACAGTGATTGATAATGCCACCAAAGTTATTGAATGTATGCACAACCATCATAATTTTCATAGGAAGTCTAACACATTTACGTTTTCGCTTTTAGATACTTTAGCTGCTTCTTCTGCAAATCCATTATTGCTTAGATAATCTGACCACTCTTTTGTTTCCCACATTCCAGCTGAGACTCCATTCCAACCTTCATGCCATTCCTCATGATCTTTATTATCTTTTCTTGTGTAAACAAATTTCCTGCGAAGATTTTCTTGTTCGACAGAAGAACAATTTATCATAGATGATCTGAAATACATTACGACGGAAATTCTTTCAAATCCTTCATCAGATGAAATCAGAGGAACGTTGCCATGGATTTGATGAGCATCCATAAGCAATAGATCTCCAGGTTTCACATCTACGCAGACTTTATACTCAGGCATGCAGAGATACATACCATCAAAGTTCTTTCCGTCACTCAATACTGTAAGATTGCTGAATCCTGCTGGAGCATTGATTCGTTCTGTTTCACATAAATCTCCGGCATCTCGGTGACAAGCTGTTCTGAAATCTTTATTGATCGTTATAGTTGTGTAAACTGAATTACCAATACGCCAGCCAGTATCTTTCAGTTGCTTGACGGATTCATTCTGTCCATTCCATCTGATCGGAAAGTTGTCTTTAAAAACTTTAGACGCTGCTTCGAATAAAGGATATCCTTTTTGAAACAGATCTGGATTTGCGGCACTCCAAGCAGTTTCTCTGCAAAAAGGAATACGAGGATAGCGATCAAAATATCCAGCAGTTCCAGAATATACAGAATTACCATAAGATGTATCTGATATCAACTTGCGAACTTCTATTGCAGCCTGCTTTCTTTCTTTCCTAGATAATTGTCTAGTCGTTTCTACCCATTGTGTGAAATCAAATTCTGCAGTTTTCTTTACTATCCATATTGCTCCGCCTTTAATATTGCCACCACCAGCAGCACCACGACCTTCTAATGGTTCATTAGGCGTTTCACGTAGGATATCATCTAGCTGATCTGTTCCAGATGCAGATATTGGAGAACCCGCTAGAAAGTAATTGATGATTGCTTTTTCTAGCTTAGTGATCCATCTGCGTTTCCCATGTCCAGTATCAGTCGGCATTATCTGGAACTCATCACGATGAGTTCCTGCGGCAAGACCACGATTGTCAGATTGACTAGCACCTTCGCGCAATCCGATATATGCCGGATCAGTAATGCTCTTAGGAAATACGTTCTTACGAAACTTCAATAGACAATTATTCTCGTGTGGACTTTCACCTGGGCCCAAAGGCTTATACACATCGCAATCTTCATTAACAATATAATTGTATGCGTCGTGCTCTAGAAATTTACCTAATAGATGCTCACAGTCAATCTGCTCTGTCAATATTATCTGCTTTGTCATAATATAATTCCAATGTTATTGTGTATCTTTATGTATGTTCAATTTTAGAGTTCTGTATGGTATTGTGAAAATATTTTTTGCACCAATTGGGACTTTCGGAAATAGATCTTCAAGAACAAAAATAAAAACAACATCTTTATTTTTTCTTGCAAACCATTCTAGATAACGAATTCGACCAGCATTATCTTCTACTTGCGCACGAGTTTCTGGACCATAGTTTGCAGTTCCGGCAAACAGATTTGAGCAGGAAAAATGATTATCATTAATCAAAAAATCAAATCCTAGACATATGAGCACATTATAATTTTTTTCTATTGCGCGCTGCATAGCATACATCCCAGAATTATTTCTAGGATATCTGTTTCTGCCTGGATGCATATCTGCTGGTTCGTATTCTTCAGCTTTTGATCTAGGAAATAATGTATACTCTACAGGAAAATCAGAAGCACTGATCTCATCCATCATTCCCTGATCAACAGCAACCAACCAGTCTGGTTTGAATGTTCTATAGAGGGCATTACATCCAAATATCGGAGATACACCATCAATAGAACTTAGATCAAAGTTTTTTCGACTCTCACCATTCCCTATGATGAAAGCTGTATTGTTGCTCATTTTTTCCAGTTTGCGGTTAGATTAGGAAATGCGGCTTTTACAGCATCCATCTTAACCTTTAGGCCGCGATTTTTCATACGAAGAACCAACTGCGCATCATGCACATCTAAAACCTCGAGCATTTGAATAAACATCTGTTCGCGTTTTAGATTCGATATCCTTCGTCCATCTGGTGAATCTACAAAGTAGATAAACTTTCGATGTTCAGCCACCAGGCGACCGTGTGCATCTGATCCTTCTGGCATTGGACGAAACGGAGGATCTGTTTCTGGAAGAAGGAATTTAACGCCGGGATCCATTCCATATCCAATGATAGCTTTCAACGCAGCGGATGCATATTTCTTTAGAAGTTTAGTCTGTGCTGCAGAAGTTTTTTGTTTCTCAATCTCATCAATAATTTCAGCCATACTTTTAGTCATATAAATCTCCACATTTCATTAATTAAAACCACTCTATTATTTATACATTAAAAATCGGAAATTGATTCTGTAAGACTTCCGAGACGATTCTGTATGAAGTAATTGAAGATCTTAGAACGATCATTACAATTTGCAGATTCAAATTCTGATATACATTGATTCTGTAAATCCTCTGGGATCATATCTAGATCAATGAGCATCTGATTTCGTTTATATCCACGGAGCATTTCTCCAGAACAAAATTGCTCAGGTTCCATACGAGACCACTCAGCAATCTTATCTCTACGCAGAGGTTTCTGTCGCTTATCTACTACAAATGTATCGTCATCCGAAATGAAATTTGGCACTCCGTCTGATCTATCTCCGAGCATAATATGCTCTTTACGAAAGCTCTCTGGATTATTGATTGCGATCATCTTCTTTTGAACAGGCGCATACTGATAAACATTACAGTATTTCTGAAGTTGTGCAAAGTCCTTATCACCAGAAAGAATCAAAATCTTATCTGTATTTGCGCCTAAGAATCTACCATACTTATGACAAATTGCGGCAATAACATCATCTGCTTCGCATCGGTCGATACGTATGACTTTGTATGGAAGATGGTCACGGATTTCGTCACGAATCTTATTGAGAGCCTCAAATAGTGTATTCCAGTCAAGACCAGATGAATCTCGTGATTTCTTTCGACTCGCTTTGTAGTGTGGAAATATACTCCTGCGCCAATAATTTTGAGCGTCACAGCATATAACCAATTCTCCGTATTCCTGATAGAATTTTGAACGATAGGATCGTAGAGAATTAAGGATCATGTGTCGAAGCATTTCTTCATCTACGATGTTGTCTTTCGTATATGAAAGATGCATCATCAGATTAGAAATCATCGTCTGATTCAAATCAACAAGTATCATATTAGTCCTATACCACTCGAAGAATTATTGAAAACGCATTTAGACGTCCAGTGCTTTTGATTGGTTTAGTCTTAATGGCATCAAAATATTTTGTGGCACCACGAGATGTTCCCATAACAATATTCTTAGAAACTTCTAATGGCTTTCTAATCTTCTTCGCTATGGAAGTTGTTTCATTAATGTTCTGCAATGTAGAACCTTTAATAGAGATACCATCAGCATCGTTTGAGAAATAATGATCAACACGACGAGTTTTCACATTGAAGATCCATGCCTCGGAAGAACCGATAAGTTTCGTAGGCTCAATGCTAGTGAGCTTCAGATCTGCGTCACCTTTCATATACTTCAGTCGCTGAATCAACTGATCTGCGCTCTTGACTTTTTTCTTACGCGGTGCTTTGATTTTCTTCAGATGATCTGCCCACAATTTAGAATCATCAATTATCTTTTGATAGAAGTCGTGCAGCTTCTTAATCTCTCGCGGTTTGAAATTAGAATATCCTTCGTTCAGCTGCTCGTCTTTTCCACGAATAACTTCTTTGATCTCTTTAAGTTCTTTCATATAGATCTCAGCGATTCGCTTTGCGTATAGTGGTTTCACTGAGTTGCTCTTCAGAAACGCATAAGAATCAAATGGGATCTTACACTTAGATAGAACAAATTCGTCGATCTTATTATCAAATTCTGCTACAGTCTTATGAATTGCTTCTGTGGTTCTCTTTTGAATATCAATCGGCGCAACCTTCTGAACATCACGGCGCGTTGTGATTTTTTCTTTCCCCGATATGATTAATTTTTTGAATCGATCTTCGATATATTGTAGTTCTTTGGAACTCATAACATAGCCAGCAGCATTCATACGACACAACCACGCCAACGGACCATAAAGTTCTTGGTCATTGACGTGATTGATCATATCTATTTCTTTAGGCTTTTTGTTAAGAGTCTTGATATATGTTTCAACATATGATCGCGCATCTTTTTCTGAACACTGACTGTTATAGAAATTAAAGCAGCGAATGAGTTCTACATTTCTATTATTACCAAGATTCGATTTAGAATCCCAAATCTTTTCCACTCCGAACAATAGTCCTTCTGTGCCAGTAGGCGAAATTCTCTTGATGGTAGACGCATCACGTATTTGAGCTGTTTTCAATTTTTTATCCATATCTATATTTGTGATACCGGTAGATACATATA